ATTACAGTGATTCAGAATTTAATATGATTACTCAGGGATGGGGCTTCATTAACGAGGACAAGGCTGCCTGTTGGGACTTCCGGTTATTTCTTCACTCGCTGTATGGTATGCAGGGCACGATATGGGTGCCAACGTACAAGGATGACCTTGCTCAAGCTGATACAATTGGTGCGGCAGATACAAGTTTCCAAATTGAAAATATCAAGCTGGCTGAGAATATGACATTCAATACATTACGGACTCACTTGGCGTTTATTAAGCCGGACGGAACGACCTATTACCGGGAGATTACGGGTATTGTGGAGCTTGACGAGAATACCGAAATCATCTCAATCGATGCTTTTCTGGGCGAAGAGATTGCTGTCGGTGGATGTATGATAAGTTTCTTAGATTTGTGTAGGCGGGCGTCGGACGTTGCCAATATAGACTGGTTCTTTTTCGACCATAATAATATTAACGAAACATATATGGCGGTAGTAGAATGACATACTTAGCAGCAGAGCAGGGAGCAACTACTGGACAGCCGGTCGAACTATACGATATTGCAATGGGTATAACCCACTGGCGATTAGCCAGTGGCGGCGAGGATATCGTCTATGCACTTAACACGTATGAATCGGCGCCGTGCAAGCGATCGGAAATAGAGAAGACCGGTGAGATACCAAAGGACAGCGTTGAGGTAGAACTGCCGAGAGGTCATGCTATTGGTTTACTTTTCCATGCGGGCGTGCCCGATGAGGAAATAACATTAACTATTTACAGGGGGCATGGCAGTTTTTATATCACGTATTTCAAGGGGTACTTGACCTATGTGGAATTTAATGCAAATAATATAGCTACTTGCACGTTTGAGCCGAGAAGTTCTGATTTGCCCTATGTCGGCGGACGTCGCAGGGTCATGAGGCTTTGCGGTCATTTACTGTATAGTTTTCGTTGTGGTGTCAACAAAGAGGCATACAGACTTGACGGAACAATAGATAGTATCGACGGCATAACGGTCACTGCTTCGGAGTTCGGTGCGGCGGCGGCAATTCCAGCTAACTATGGCGACCTGACCGGCTTGCCGGGGTGTTTATATAACGAAAGCGATGGGGACTCAAGCAGTGCATACGATGATAACTACAGTTCATTTTGGAGTACAGATGAAACTTACATAAATAATTGGACAAGTGTTCAATGGCCTGTGGCTCAAACTATTAAGAAAATAAGAATAAGACCGGGAAACACTGCTGGCGATTTGCCATACCTGTTGGCTCTTATGGGAATACCGCGTGATCCAGGCGATAGCTGCATGAAATATGTTCGGATTGCCGGTAGCAATAACGGAATGGCATGGACAACCATCGACGCTAATCAGTGGATTGGTAATTGCAATTATTATGCCGGGCTTGGCGGAAGCGACACGGAAGTTGACCGTATATCTGATCCGTCGGAATGGATAGGTATAGGACTCGATAACGATACTGCATATCTTTATTATCGAATATGGGTGTATGAGCAATGGGGGACATCTTTAGCCGATTTGCCACTTATCGTTCACGAAATAGAAATGATTGAAGCCGATAATGCGATGGCTGCTTATTTCTTTGGTGCAGGTGGTGAAATTATAGTGGGAACAGCACGCCGAACAATTACTGCACAAGTTGGCAACACCATCACAATCAACCGTCCGTTCGGGGCCGATGTTGTTGCCGGAAGTTCGTTTCGTGCTTATCCGGGATGTGCCCATACTCCGGGTTGCTGCATTGAGAAATACGATAATATATTGAATTACGGCGGACAGACACACCTGCCGATTGCGAATCCCTACGAGAGTAATTTAGTTTATTAAAAGGTTTATTATGAACTTTATTTTTTGGGTCATAGTTAAAATGGCACTGGCAGCCGCCATATCCTATGCTGTTATAGTTTTGACTAAACAAAAACCGGAGGACATAACCTACGACCCGGACCATTTCAAGAATCCCGAAGTAAGAGAAGGTACGAAATTTCCTATCATTGCCGGAACCTGTTGGATTGAAAATCCTGTTGTCGGATGGTTTGGAGATATATCCACCGAGTCTGTGAGAGTTCGATTGTCTCATACAGGTGGTCAAAATGTTTATGTAAATAGATATAGTTATGGGGCATTACTCATTTTAGCACAAGGTGTCTGCGATGGTGTTTTACAAATTAGGGTCGATAAGGATGTGATTTGGCCGTCAGAGGGGCAATATAAAGTATTAAGCGCAGATGGAGTCACCACTGATTATATTTTGTTGCCTGAATTATATGGAGGTCTGCACGAACATAACGCAGCAATAACAGGGGAAGGCGGTCTTTGGGGTACTATTCGTTTTCGTTATGGCGAGATTACTCAATTACAAGATGCTTATATTGTTCTGCAATGTGGAACCGGCATCTCTGCTGACCGAGGATTAACATCAATAGTATTTTTAATGCAAATAGGTCATTCGACTCAAATGCGTCAATGGAAATATCTGCTCAAACGAACAGATGTTTTGACAACGGGCGAGGCGCAATGGTATCCTTTGAAAGCAGCGATACGAACTTACGAGATAAATCCGATTCATTGGTTACGGGAAATTTATACCGATACTGAATGGGGACTTGGCACATCCACATCATTGGTTAATAACGCCAACTTAGAAGCAGCGGCCGATACTCTTTACGATGAAGGCTTTGGTATTTGTATAAAATGGGAAGGAGACCAATCACTTGAAGCTCATGTGAAAGATGTTTTACGATACATAAACGCCGTAATTTATGAAGACCATTTGACAGGAATGCTCGAAATTAAATTAATTAGAGATGATTATGTAATAGGTGATCTTGAAGTATTCGATGAGACAGATATTATTAACATCGAAAGTTTTTCACGAGGCACAATTCACAAAATACCCGATGTGACGTACTTGAAATATTGGGATATGTACAACAACATACCTGTCACAACAGCAAATCACGATATGGCACTGATAGCTATGCAAGCCGAAATGCTTGTACCGAACGAATCTGAATATACAGGTATTGTTAACGACGATCTGGCCGGTCGTATAGCAGCCCGCGACCAGCATCAACTTGGCGTGTTCGCGGCACAGATAAAAATAAAATGCAAACGAACGATGGCGCATTTGAATCCGGGCGATGTATTTAATTTGTCGTATGAATCGCGTGGGATAGTTTCTATGGCGGTTCGCGTATTAGCGTGTCACTATGGAACCTTAGTTGATGGTGCAGTTTCATTCGACTGTATAGAAGATATGTTCGGAATGAAGGATTCTTTGTACGGCACTCCACCATCGACGGGCTGGGACGATTTTATTGATGATCCAACCTATACCGAAGAGATTACTAAGGCTAATATGGCATTGACAGGGGTAGACCCGACAGTCGCCGTGACCAGCTCCTCGTCGTCGAGCCTATCATCTAGTTCGCATAGTTCATCCAGCCACAGCAGCAGCTCAAGTTCGATTTCGAGCAGCAGCAGTTCGGTGTCAAGCTCGCATTCGAGTTCTTCGCATTCGAGTTCCAGCAGCTCAGTTTCGTCGAGCCATAGTTCAAGTAGTAGTTCAGGTTAAAATGGAGATATAAATATGTTGTGGACAAACAGAGGCAAGTTCTTGATGCTATCTTGGGCGTTTCCAAGAGTGGCATTTCCTACTAATTATTACGTGGCACTTGTGACCGATGCCGTGGCACCTACGGTCGATATAAATACACTCGGAGAGCTGACAGAAATAACTGCCGGCAACGGGTACACTACGGGCGGATACCAATTGACACCGAACGATACAGACTTTGATACGACTACTGAGGACGATACCAGCGATTTGGCCTTTGTCCAGATCAAGGACATCGTATGGACTGCGGTTGCCGGGCCGATACCCAGTGCGGGAGACGGAGCAAGATACGCTATCTTAACTGACGATATCGGTGTGGTTGCTAATCGGCAAGTGATAGCCGCATGGGATCTTGTAACGAGTCGAATGTGTACGGCTACCTTTTCAATTACACTTGAAGATTGCGAATTACGAGCAATAGAACCATAAATCTAATTTACGGGAGAACATCATGACTAAGAACGGCAACGGAACAATTCGGAAGGCGGCGTTTGGAATACTTATCGCAGGCTTTATAATTACTGTAAGTGCGATAGTATGGGACGCATCACATAAGAGTAGTGATATCGAGGCGAACCGCAAAGACATAGATATAGTTATTCCGCGAGTTGAAAATAATAGGGAAGCCTGCCAGGAGTTCCGCTACAAAATAGACACACTGAACGAGAAGATGACGGTGCTAAACTTAGAGCAGAAAGCCATGAGAACCGAGCAGGAGGTGAATTTTGAAGAAATATTAAGTAGGTTGCCGAAATGAAACCGATGAAAGAAAATCTTATTGAATGCGACGAGATAATCAAGCGGCTCAAAAAACTGGGCAAGTCCACGAAGGACAGGCCGGATATATGGCTGTTGACAGATGAGTTAAAGACTAAAGTCAAATGGCTAAAGGAGTTATATAAACAGATAATTCCGTAGACGAACTCCTTTCATCACATCGGCCAGTGGGACTGGCCTGCTGGTCGATGGCTTTATTATTATTAAAATATAAATAAATACTTGACTATTTTTATAAAGTGAGGTATTATATAGATATGGACATTTTAGAGTTACGCTCAAAAATAGTCAGTGTCAACAAATTGCTCATCGAAATCAACACCATTCTATTAGATGAATATCAAAAGCAGGCCGGA